TTGTTCTGTATCTTTTTTTCAGCATGCAACACTTGAAGTTGTTTGAAGACCCTTCGCACATCTGCAGGTAATTTTTCTATGTTTACCTTATTCAAGTCCATGGTACCAAAACGTTTTTATCGTGGTTAACTGTCTAAATCAAGGCATAAAGACAAATCGTCTGGGACCCCTTTTTTGTACAGGTTGGGTGGGGTTGCGCGATTTTTGGATTTTGGAAAGTGGTTGGGACCCCTCGGGCCCCGAAGGGGCCCGAGGGTTTTTAATTATGCCGCCCAAGTTTTAAGGGCGTCTTTTTTTATAAGTATGGCATTACCTACAACAAAGTCATCTCGTCCAGTCATGTAGTTATCGTTATCGAACGTATCCTTCCATAACTTAGACGCTTGTTCGTTGAATGGTAAACCAATTAACTTGCCTTCCTCATTGATAATAAGGTAATCCCCATTCGGCATAGAGATACCTTCAACGTAGCCGCCTACAAAAGCTTGTGCCTCTTTAAGAGTCGGCTCTAGTTTTACATCATCAATGATTTTTAGTTTAGCTATTTCTGTTACTGTTTCCATGGTCCAATATTATCCTACATTGTTACTTTCGTCAAGTTTATTTATTATGGTCCTTGTATAATTTCCCCATTGATATTCTGTTGTTTCTTTTTTGGGGTCCTCGATACGTGTTTCAAGTGGCTCGTTCCGTGGTGCAATCTTTATGATTTGTTCTGCATGTTCCATTGCAAAATCATTGTAACAACCATTGCTACAGAAAAATCTATAAAAAGAGTCTTTGTTCCATGTAGTTGTTTTTATCTTTCTTGTTCTTAGAACCTTAGAACCTTTAGAGCCTCGTACCCTATCTGTTGTAGTGTAGGTATGGCAACTCGGACCATGGCACCAATAGTGCGAACTCATGTTCGCACCCTCGTTTCACCTGTTGCCATTCTCCAACCATCGTTATCTAAATCCCAATACACTAAACATGGAGTTCCATTTTTAGATACAAAAGATTTTCCTTTCGTCCCATCAGGTTTATCATACTGTCCCTTTCGTGTGATAAACTTGTTATGCTTTTTTGCGTAGTAAGTTATATAAAACATTTCGTCCTTTCTGTTATGGGTATCCTATAATAAATAGGATACCCTGTCAAGTCTTAGTTTAACTGACTTTTTT